GTCAATCTTGACTTTTGATTTTTTGCTTTGATTATATTACCTACAACTTCCGTTCCGTCTTTTTCTTTTTTCTTACTTAAATAGACGATACTACTTGCGGCATATTTAAGTCCACTTCCACCACCCATTTCTTTCATTGGAACATATGATCCAACGACATCATAAGTATGATTAGTAACAACCATAGGAACTTTTGCTTTTCCTAACTTTAGTGTTAGTATTCTAAATGCGGCCTTAAGAACTTGAGCTCTTGTCATATCTCTTGTTTCTTTTCCTTCGGTAGTATCTTCAACTTCTTTTGTTGTTGATAACATCCCTAAAGAATCAAGACACATAAACATTGGTCTTTTTACATCAACATCTTGTTGCATGTATCTATCAAGAACTTTAATTGCTTGAGTTCTAAACTCTTGTACAGTTGACACAGGCAAGACTACCATTCTTGATGCGTCTATTCCTCTATCAATAATCATCTTTTTAGTAACTGCTGATTCTGATTCAAAGTAAACAACACCACCATCTGGGTTTGCATCTAGAAAATGTTTACACATTCCCATAAGAAAAAATGTTTTACCAGTGGCAGATTCACCTGCTAGTGCTGTAATTTTATTTTGTGGAAGTCCACCATAAAGTGAACCACTTAACATACCATTTAAAATATATGAACCTGTGTCAATAAAATTATCAACATCACCAGATTCAAGTCCGTCTTCAACTAAGTTTGCATATTCATTACCAGTTGTTTTTATGATTTCTTTTAAGAAATCATTCGCTTCAGTTCCCATAATTACTCCTATCTATTTAATATATTTGGTCTATAGATTGTATAGTTTTCTATTAAGTCTGATGGTATACATTGAAGTTTAAGACCTTGTAAGTCTCTTAACTCATTGTATATTTCTCTTTTTGCTATTTCACAATTTTGTTGATCAATATACAAAAATTTAGATGCTATATTGTGGCACTTCTCAGCACCAGGCATACCCAAACATAGAAAACCAATTAAAAATACTGCTGTATTCATTTGACTGCTATTGCTCCTAAAAAATTATGATTACGCCAAAACACTTGAATATTTTTAAAACCTGCCGTTGTCAAGAAATCATTTATTTCTGGCCAAGTGTTTGGTTTCAACATGTGTCGTAATGTTTTTTCTTTATCTAAAATGTCACTATCCTCGAAATATTTTCTCTTATAATCGTAATACATAAAAGTTATCATATCTTGAATATGTGCATTTTGTGAATAGACTTTTTCTGCAAAGACAAATGCGCCACCAGGTATTAAACTATCGTAGATGTTTTTTATTAATCGTTCTCTGTCGTGTTTTGGCATGAATTGTAAAGTAAATATAGATGTAATAAAAGAATAATTTCTATATTTTAAATTCATTTCTCTAACATCTTTATCATGAAAGACAGTAAAAGATCTTAAAGAGTCTTCTTCTTTATCAATTAAAGACCAGAGTTCCTCTTGTCTTTTGTAAAGGTCTTCTTGAAAACCTTTTGCATATTCAACGCCTTCGTATGAGACACGATTTTTATGTTTGTAATTTTCTAATAATATTCTTTTTGTTAACTTACCTGTTGAACAACCGATGTCTAACACTGTTGATTTATCCTCAACAAAATACTTAGAAAATGATACAACATCATCTAATAAATCTTTATAACCTCTGATTGATTTGTCAATATGATTGTCAAATCCCTCTTCTCTGTGTGCAAATGTAAAATCATTCATTATTATATATTCCTTAAAACTTTTTCATACATGGAACTAGCAAGTGCTTTCATCATTATTGATGGCACCATTCTTCCACATCTCTCTGATCTCTGAGCCCACTTACCTGTCAACTTAAAATCATCTGGTAATGATGTGACTCTTTTTAATTCACCTAAAGTAAACTTTCTATCTTCTTCCCAATGACAAACTCCAGCAGTCTTTTCAGTTGCACCCATAGCAGTGATTGTAGGTGAAGGTTGAAACTGTGATGCAATCTTTAAATTAAAATGCCAACCTTTTGGATGATAGTCTGTGCCAGTGATAACTTTCTCTGGGTTACGTGGCATAAGAACACAAGTTTGTTTATAGTATGCTGTGTCTTTCCACATTCTTGTTAACATCTCAACTTCTTCTTTATCATATTCTAAACCATCAAACGCACCTTGTAAAGTAGTTATTGTTTTATTTTCTTGTGGAAATATAGATGATAATGTCATAAAATTTAAACCTACTTGATCCATAATATCATCTCTAACTGCCATAAAGAAAACTCTTCGTCTTCTTTGTGGAACTCCAAACTGTGAACAGTCATGTACTTTTGCAACTACTTGATATCCAATATCTTCAAATGTATTTTGTATTTTGTTGAAATATTGTTTTGCCTCTCCAACTGTAAGACCTTCAACATTTTCTGCAATGATAGTCTTTGGTCTAATCTTATCTGCAACTCTTAAAAATTCAAAGAACAAATCTTCAATGTTCGTGACTATCTTTCCGTCTGAATAAGATTTTGTTTTACCAAATCCGTCACTGTGAACTGTTCCTTCTCTTGCCAATGTTCCACACATACTAAACGCTGAACATGGAGGTGATCCGTCTAATAGTTCAAGTTCACCCTCTTTTATATTTGCAATTTCTAAAAAATCTTTTCCGTCTAGTTCTTTTATGTCACCGTCAAGAATGGGTGTATTTGGATAATTGTCTTTGTAAGTATTTCTTGCTTCTTCGACAAACTCATTTATTGCAAGTATCTTTCCACCTGCAAGACGATAACCTGTTGAACTTCCACCACCACCTGCAAAAGTAGAGATAACACGAAACTTTTCTTGTGCCTCTCCGTCTAATACGTCTTTGATTAAGTAAGGTTTATATTTCATATAAAATTTTCCAAAGTGCCTTTATTCTGTGCAATAATTGACCAGTCACGACACACATCCATAATTCTTTTTCTATTATATAGGTTTATCTCTCTGTTGTCAAGAAGTTTCTCAAATATACTTGGTATCTCTGCGACAAGTTGTAAGTTTAAGTGTTTTTTTAATTTAAGATTATCAAACTCATGATAATGTTGTCTAATTAGATGTTTTTCATATGGTTTGTTTATTTGATCCCAATCAAACTGTATGAAATAATTAAAAACTTCTTTGTTTAGATATGGTGCGATTAATATTTTATTATGTTCTTTACTTAACATCTCTAATTGTCTAACACCTGCTGGATTATCAGATGAGAAATAATCAGTTCTAAACTTATCGAACTTTTCTTTTGTGTGTTTAAAATGTATCATTGCCTTTTTACTCAGACCATAATGTCCGTCTGCGGCAACACCAGATATAATAACTTTCTCTTTTATCTTAGGATACATGTACATGAAAGGCCAAGTACATTCGAACTGAACTTTCTTTTTACAATTATAATTGTGTGCCAACTTTTTAAAGTCATTGACTAAATTTTCAGTTGGCACTTCAATACTTGTAAAATTAAATCCAAACTTTTCACATACCTCTTGTGCTTTCAAAGAATCATAAGTAGGTTTGTCTTTTATGTGAAAAGAGTATCCATGTACCTTTAAACCGAGACGGTTAGAAGTAAATAGGCAAGTGTTGCTGTCAACGCCGCCAGATAAGAGAATAGCAACTTCATTTTCATTTTGTGACTCCTTTGTTATTATTGTTTCTAGTAAATTGTGTATCATGCAAAAAAATCTTCTAGTGTTCCTTGTGTTCCGTAAGTTCTATCAACAAACCAACCTATCTTTTCAATAATAAAATTAAGTGGTTCAATAAATGATTTCTCAAATTGTAATTCATAATCAACTTTAAAATTAAGTTGTTTTGGAAGTGTTGTAATAAATGATATTGCTGAAGACTGATAAATGTTAGGTAGTTTTAAATATAAAAATTTAATCTTATCACCCTCTTGTATTAAAGGATAGTATCTGTTTAATTTATTCTTCTTTACAAGATGATTATATAATATTCCACCTTTGACATGTATCGGAGCACCTTTCTTAAATAAAGTATGTGTCTCAGACCATTTTGTTAAACCATTAACACTTCTAGGGTACGCAATCTCTTCAGGTTGCAATGTTAGAAACTCATCACGAAAGTTTTGTATAAATGTATTTAATTCTTTTTCGTTACCAGACATCATAATCTTTAGTGCCTCTTTAATTTTCTTACGACAAGGTGCAGGTGTAGATGACTTAACTGCTTCTATTCCCATAATCTTTAGCGTAGGTTCTTTATATCTTACACCTTCTATATCATGTGCATTTAAAATATATCTTTTCTTTGCAGTCCAAATACCTTTGTCAGCAATAACTTCTCTTTTCATTTGCATCTTTTGTTCATACGCATTTACATACTCAGCGAGGTCTTGATAA